TAGCAAGTTGCTCTAATGGTAGCGGATTGCTACCAGACCCTTTGCGAAAGCCCGGACTTTGCCCTATTAAAGTGTGGCCCATCTGCTTGCTTGCTTCATTTGTGCACACAACTTTGCTCCAAATAACTCTAATTATCGGGACGCTTCGCTTATCATGGCTTTAAGTCAAGCCTATCTGCCTCTGGAAAGAATTGACTGCCTGTTCTGCTGTCTAGCGGTCATAGAACTACCGCGATTAAACAGGTTTTGCTTGCGATTTGCCTGTATCGACGGTTTGGCGTGTGGATTACGCCCAATTATCTTTTTGCCGTAGCCCATTCTGAGAAACATATATTGTTCTGCATCGCTGACGTGGCTGTAAATTGATTTTTTATCGATTTCCTCACGATCCTTGAGGTAGGAGTACCCGCCTTTCTTGGCATTAACCAAATATGTGCAGTTTGGAGACAGGAAATACGCGGGTCTACCGTCTATAAGTGTGTTTAACTGAGTTTCCACAGCCCCCACGCGAATAATGGGATCATTTGACCAAGCTGGCTGCACATCTAGTCCCGCTGCTTTGAAAATCTGGTATGGCGTAACGCTATCTGTAGTAGCGCGGTCTTCGCCACGCGGATCGCCCGTTAAAACTATATTATATCCATAATAGTGCTCTTTGATATGATTGCTGAGAAGGGTGGCAAATTGTTTGGCGTTTGTATCTCTTGTCACTAGTTCGTCAAAAACTCGCACTTGGCCCCTTACATCCTGACCAAATGACGCCGCTGGGGTTAATCCAAAGTCCACACCGATATGTATTGGCAATCCTTCTGTTGCGCCAAATTGCTCGTCGGCAACGTGCATTTTCTCGGAAAAGCCGCGATATACAGGACGCCCCGCAAATATACGCCCAATATTGTTTTGCAGCATGTTTCTAATCCAATCGCGGGTTTGCCCATGCAGCAAGTCGGTATAATACGTTTGATCTGTAAATTTAGCGTTTTCGCGTTCGGGATTTAGTTCATACCCAACCAGTTCGCCACTAGGCCCGAATTTATCCATCACAGCAGGAGGCTGCGTCATAAATGTCCAATTGTCGGGCTTAATTAATGTAAGGCGGTCATCTTCTGTCATCCAATCTGGCGCTTCGGCCTGACCAGACATAATAGCCCACCAGTGTTCTTCGTGAGGCGCGTTTGTGTCCATAATCACACAAGAACGTGTCGGCCCCCCTTCAATCATGCGGGGGTATCGCTTTACTCTAGAAATTGCGGCAGTTACGATTTCACGGCTAAGTTCACGCGCCTCATTTAACCATATAGCAGTAAACTCAAACGACAGCAATTTACGAACGTCCTCATCGCGGTCTAAAGCCAAAAACCAAACCTCGGCCTCAAGATCAATTTCTGGAATACGAATATCCTGACGAAACGGCGCTCTCCACCTTACTTTCCCAAAATCATTCTCAGGAAGCCAATCCAGCCACGTTTTCATGGTGGTTGTTTCTAATTGTGGCGTTGTATTGCGAATTACGCCTAATCTGAACTTTCTAGGGCCAGTTTGCTTGCCTGTTTTGAGGTCAATGCTGCGTTCCTGACCCAACATTAACCTCAAACACTCAATTACACAGCACACGGACTTGCCAGAACCAATTGGCCCCTGCAATCCGCGCACAAATGACGGATCAGACATAAATTTAACAATAGTCTGCCCATCTGGTGTGTAATTTACGTCAACCAAACCATTACTCCTGTTATTGTAGCTACAGCATTCACGGCCAGAACGCCTTGAAGGACATTCAGCCTTGCTTTGTGCTTTTCTTGCAGACTTTGCAGCTTTTTTTTGTAGTAAACTTCTTCCGCAGAGACAGAAATTACGACGTTTTTTCTTAATTCTGTCAGGGATTTGTGAATAAAACGCACATCTTCTGCGTCTAATTCAAAACCAGCTTTAAAGGCGCTGGCTACCTCAATTCGCTGAGAAAGCGTAAGGCTTTTGTCTGTAACGTCAATCATGGCAGTGATCTTCCTGTGGTTTTAATTTGAAAATTGCAAACTAAAACGCAGCAGTCGGCCCTGTAGGGGCATTAGACCAATGAGCCGGTCTACAGTAACAACCTCCAACTAAAGTTGCCAATGCTTTAGAAATCATCTTATCCCCGCTCGTCTTGCCCGTAGGCGATTTCTGTTTAAATCAGCCTTCTGTTTTTCAGAAAGCATACTCATAATTTTGCGCGGCGCTCCACGCGTTACCTTAACCTCATGCCCAGATGCCCGAACACACCAAAAGCCATCCAAATCAAAAAACCCACCGCTGACTTTAAACAAACAACCGTTAGGCTTTCTTTCCGTTTTCGCAGAAGTCTTAACGCCCTGCTTTCTTGCCTCAATACTCGCCTCATACTTCACACGGCTAACTAACTGACGATCACCGCGCACAGACATAACTGGCGGCTTAAATACTGCGATCTTTTGCTGGGGAACAACAGGGGGTTTGTGTGAAAAAAAGGTCATTCTTCAGCCATTTCCGCACCTAAAGCCAAATACCCCATGCCATCACGATTACTGTCCTCATGATACCCGTTCATCAGCCGACTAACCTTCAACAAAAACAACATATAAGTTACGTCATACGGCGTAAATTCCGTCCCTTTATACATAGTCCACAACTTCGCTATCTTGCCAAAACTCTCGTCAGGAGAACCATAAGTCGTTTGCCTCGGCCCCGTAATTAACTCCGCAGCCTCGCGTAAAGCTTCCTCGCCCTTACCCAACATCTTGTTCATCCAAAAACCTCAACTTCCTTTGATAAAACGGATCATCCTCTAATCGGGCCAAATCACGCCGCTCTATCGCGTTCTTTTGATGCTCAGAACAAACCCACATATAACCCTGCCTGTTTAAAGGTATGTCCTCAGAACGCCCACCATAACCAATTCCAAATGGTGCTGGCTTCCCACAGAATAAACACAAATAACTCTTACGCTGCATTTTATACGGGCTGGTCGGGTCACAGGGAAATCGCTTTGCTTTTTTCCCCCGTACCCCCTTTAGCTCTCTCCTAGCTGCTCTGTTTCTTCCTGATCTAACTTCTGTCCATCTATCACTATGCCCGTGTCGGCTGTGTTTAGATTAATCGATATGTTCACGTCCCTATTACCTGTGCTTGACGCCACCGCTGCATCCTCGCCAGTGTAGCCTGCTCTATCCAGTAAGTCCGCTGCTGCTAGCTGCCTCACGTTCTCCGATCTGGCACTGGTTGCTAGGCTCACCATGGTCTGTAAGCCTACTCTGGCTCCATCCAGTAAGTGTTGCCTAATCGCAACTTGAACCCCAGCCTTACCTCTATCTGATCTTAAAAAGTGCGAACACGTTGATCTTCCAGCATAACCGCACTCTTTGGCAATCTCGTCTATGTTCAGAGTTGATGTTGCGCGTAGTGTAATAGCTAAAGACTGTCTTGCGTCTAGCTGTTCGCCATCTGGCAGTGTTATTGGCGTGATTTCATCTAGTGTAATAAGATCATTCATGCGTCGATGTTAAGTCCAAGTAAGTGGGCTTTATGTGCCGCGTCGGTGCTCGTTATTGTCGCTTATCACGTTGTGTTGCGTTCGATCCTCAATGGTGTGGCCTCCGGCCCCCAAACCCCCGGTAGAGAGGGGTATCGGCCACATCATGTTGCGTGTCAATATGGCAATTTTACCACATATGGGTAAACTGAATGGAAACCGTTGATTGATTCACAAATGACATAAGTTCGTCGCCATTCTCAGCAATAGCTTATGGGCAATGGCCGCTCTGTCATCAAAGACTAAGCCGAACTATGTCCGTCTTATCCCTTCGGGTGACTGCCACTATTGCGGACTTGTTGCTGCGTTTGCACTCCTGCTGCAAGCTGGCACAAATGCACTTGCGTACAGTAGTGCGCGAGCACATTTGCGTCTCAGCTTGGTCAGCATTCACCGCTCCCTTGGGCCTCTCAGTCACCGCGTGGGGCATCGTCGCGGAGGCCCAAGTATAGCTATGAGGCATATGCGTTGATACTTTGGGCTGATTGCGCGGACGCGAACCCCCGCCTATTAGTGTTCTTGCTACCATCCTCGCTGCGCTGCGGGTGGCGAACACAGGCGGTACGGCGCAGAGCGCCTTATAATGAGTGAATTGAATATCTGCTTGCAGCAGATGGCTTTTTTACTAGCCATAAAAAAAAGCCAGTTCAATTCACACACACACACACATCATTGGATTATTACCTCCGGTATGGCCCGTATTTCTGTAAAAATCAAAGTGCCGATTATTTTCGCGCAGACGCGCTTATCGAAAATAAGTCGAGCTGAGCCGTGAAGAACGGCTTTGATTTACGTGTGATGCCGCACATTTCGCCAGCAAGCTGGGTGAAATGATTGGCGATCCCTCTTTCCAGAAATCCTGCTGGGTGCGGATGCAACATTCACAATAATGTGGGTGTTGTTTTGAAAGGATTTTCCAATGGCTTTAACTATAAATGGTCACAAGCTTTCTTCTCCACAAGCGTTTGCAAAAGAATGCTTGAACATGGGTTTAAATACCAAAGAGTTTTTGAAGCATTTGTATCAGCACAATGCACCTATGGATTGGATTTATGAAGCCCAAGCTGAATGGAAGCGGGGGCGTTCATAATGACCCTTATGGATAAATACAACGAACTGCTTCCGACATTTGAGGAAGCTATGGGCATCGCTGATGATGGTGAAAAAATTGCTCTCTTTCCAGATGGTACATGGTTCTATTTGGACGAAGGCGTACCGCAATGGGCTGGCGATGATTATGAAATCGTTACGCGTTGACAAAAATGGATGACACTCACGCGAAAGCATACGCGTCGGATGAAGAACTCATTGATCTTCTTCGACGCAATGAAGGTGACGTAGGCGAAATGTTTCGCCCCGTCGTTGAGGTTAAAATCACTTTTAAGAGTGAAAATAAAACTTCGCTAGTTGATCGGCAAACAGACGATCAAGGGGGGCGCTGCGCTGACCCCTTGACGTCAGGTTTGCTCGATCACTGAGCGGGTTTCTTACTAAATCAAATGAAAATCTAATATGAAATGGAGTGCCAAAATGGCTCGTAAAACTATCAAATCTCTTGAACTGCAAATCGACGAACTTCAATCCAAATTGGACAAGTGCCAAACTACTCTTGCATCAAGAGTATCAGCGGTAAGCACACTTAAAGACAAAAATGATGTGCTTGTTGCTGACAACAGAAATCAAGCTACTCGGTTGGAAAATGCAGAAATCTTTTTCCACAAACAAAAGTCGGTGATTGCAGCTTTAGAAACTGAAATCGGGGTTCGCAAATCTCAACTTGCTGATGCAAGGGACGAAAGAACGACGATGGATATACATTCTGCGTTTGATGTAATTGCAGATTATATGAACCAACGGGGCTGGGGATGGGATCGCGATCTTGTCCCGCCACGGATGGGCAATATCAATCTCCTGGCTTTTAATCAGCGTCAGGTTTTAAATAAAATCTGCTACGCTCTAGCTGATGTAGCTGTTGGTGCCAACGAATACCATCAGGGCATTGCTCAAAAAATAATCGCCAGACATACAGAAGAAGGGACGTCACACGGCGGTCAAACGCTGGAAAATCTCACTTCTCAAGCGGAACGCGCTTACACTCAACGTCTAGCTTGTGACGAATTGCTAGAGGCAGCTATGGACGCTCACAAAAAAGCTCTTGAGTTTCCGTTTGATGTAACGTCCGCCAAGGCTAATATAACTGCCCGTCGCGCAAAATGGCTGGCTGAAAAAGAGCCGGTACTTAATCAGCCAGAAGCTACCAAAGCTGATCTGACAGCACGGCTTAAAAATGCTGGCATCGATCTACCAGAAAGCACACCACCAGTATCAAGCGATCCCCGTATGGAGGATGCACCTGAGTTTGCAAAACTGGATACAGACGATGCCAAAATCACCGATTATCTCAACGGTATCAAAAGCAACGCACCCGCTGCGGAACTTAATACCGATGGCATTCAAACTTCCATGCAGGATGTAGCCGACATGGAAGATGGTCATACACACGTCACAGAACAGAAAGGAGACAAAGTACTTGCAGCAATCGCAGCAGATGGCATCTCTACTAGAGCCGCCTAAAAACCCTGACGATTATACCCGTTGTCCTCAATGCGAGGGCAGCGGGTTTTCTTATTCAGATGTGGTGCGTGGAACGTGCCTCTCAGACGCAGAACCAGACGTCAAATTCGGACATTGCGACATGTGCCTAGGATTGGGCGAACTGGAAAAAGAATAGAAAGGACGGTGATCTAAATCTACTGACGGACTTCGCTCGGTCGGTCAGTCGGCACAAGGGCTTCGCTTCGCTACGCCCTTGCGCCTCCTTCCCTCCCTCACTCAGCAAGAAAGCGCCCCAACAGCAATTGTTCTAGAAAGGAACAACATGAACTTTTACATTCTTAACCCAACTACTGAATTAACAATAAGATGCAGTGAAAATTCTCATGAAAAATTTTCTCTGCATAATGTTGAAACAGTACATTTTGCTGAAACAAGAAGTATCGGCAAACGCTCCACTGTAACTGATTTAGTCATTACCGATGAAGACGGTGATAAAATCACAATCAAACTTTTCAACAATACATCAAAAGGTGTGGAATTTGTTCCAGAAGCAAAAAACATTCTTGCATCTAAAATCAAACTAGAGGGAAGTGTTTAATGAAAATCGACAACGATATTCCCCTTGAGCCGCGCATTACCCGTGTTCAGCGCGAGATTGCTGACAAATTTATCGTAATGATGAAGGAAGACGGCGTTAAATGGACTAAACGGTGGGCGCAGCCAAACCCTTGTCAAAACGCCATTACTGGTCACATTTACACTGGCTCTAACGTACTAACGACAGCCATTGCCATGATAGAAAATGATTGGACAGACCCAAGATTTCTGACAATTCCACAGTCCAGAAAAATTGGTGCTGGCAATGTAATCAAGGGCTCAAAATCGACGCCAATTGTTCATTTTCAATTAGTTTCTGATAAAAATGACGAAACAAAAAAATATCCTCGCGCCAGAGTTTGGAACGCTTTTAATGTTTGTCAGTTTTCATCAATCGATGAAAGCTTGCTTGTTTCAATTACTGATGAACAGCCAAGCATACACACGCGCAATCAAAACATCGACAGTTTTATAAGCAACGTAGGAGTTAAAATTGCTAAATCTCAAAGCGCCTTTTACAATCGTGCGACAGATTACATCGGTATGCCTGATCCCACTGCATTTCTTGACACGCCTGACGCAACAGCTTCAGAGAATTATTATTCGACGCTCTTGCACGAACTTATCCATTACACAGGCCCGTCAAATCGGATGGATCGCGGATGTTTCAAAGAGTATAGCAAGTCAAACGCCGCCAGAGCAGAAGAAGAACTCATTGCAGAAATTGGGTCCGTATTTCTCGGCTCATTATTTGGACTGCAATACGCTCCCCGCGAGGACAACGTTGCCTACGTCCAAAGCTGGATCAAAAACCTTGAAGATAAACCCTCTACGATATTTTCGGCATCTTCTGAGGCTAGTTCCGCAATTAAATGGCTTCAAGAAACGCCACACAAAATAATTCAAGCTGCATAATATGTTATATCATATTAATACTTGACAGTTTTCAGTTACTGTTCTTTGTTTTAAAACTAAAAAATTGTAAACTGTTTATATAGTTGAGAGGAATAATGAGTGAAATCTTTAAGAACATTAATGGACGCACTCTCAGATCATGATTTGACAAAACACGCTGAGATCATATTTACTCGTACAAGTAAGGAAGAAAAAATTACCATTACTTTTAAGTCTAATGGAATTACGTCTCAAAAGATAGACAATGAAGTAGATCAATGGTTCAAGGAAGATGACGAAGGTAACGATTAAGCATATTCACAAAGTCCGCAAACGGCTAGCAAACGGAAAAGAAGCTGAATATCATTATCTTTACAGAGGAGGCCCAAGATTTTGGTCTTCTTCTGATTTAGTTCCGCTAGGTGGCCCAGCGTATTTTGAATTGTATCAGGAAGCAATTTCTGAAACAAAACCCTCACGCCATAAATTTCGTGAAATTATACAAGCGTACTTAAATAATCCTCACTTTAAAAAATTAAAAGAACGATCAAAAAAAGACATAAAAACGTCGATATTTCATTCCAATGGTATAGATGCAAGATTTGGAAATGCGCCCCAACAAGCATTTAACGACCATCGCATTCGCAAGCAAGCTTATGCGTGGCGAGATGAATTTGCCAAAACATCTCTGCGCGTTGCAGACATGAGAATGGCTCATTTGTGTAGCATTGTAAGCTGGGCGCAGGATCGCGGTTATCTTGTGCAGCATCACTTAAAAAACATTAAGCATTTGTATAACGCAAATCGCGCTGAGGTTTTCTGGACAGAGGAAGAAATCAGCGAGTTCTGTTCGATTGCGCCAGAATACGTCAAACGTGTGTTGATTGTGGCTACTGAAACAGGTCTCGGCCCTGGAGATATGCACCGCTTAAATCGCGCTCATTTTGTCAAAAGCAAATCTGGCTTGCGAATTATTATGCGTAGAGGAAAAAACAACAATCCAATCGACATTCCAGTAACGCCTAAAATGCAACAGATTTTGGATGAAACACCTGACACTCAATTCCAAATATTGGTAGGAGCAAGGGGTGAGCCTCTTTCAAATTCAGATCAGTTTGGTCAAAAAGTGAGAATTTGGAAAAAGAAAACATCAATTGAGCGAGAGCTACACCTTTATGATGCCAGAGGCACCGCTGCGACAAAACTATTTGCTGCTGGTGTTTCTCTTAGAGATTTAGCCCTGTTTATGGGCTGGACAGTTGAGACTGCTGCCAAAATGGTAAAAGTCTATTGCTCAATGCACCCCATCGATAACGACGATGTATTGCTAAAATTAGAAAATTATAAAGCCAATGATTCGACTTCAACAACGTAAAGTAGCCGCTTCGCTAGGCGACTTGACATTGTTTTCAGCCTTCATCATACTAGTTTTGTAAACTATGGTGTAAACTGAAAAAAAGTGTGATTTTTCTTGGTGAAATTTATAGTTTATAAACAAAGGATTAAGGGGTATAGCTCAGTTGGTAGAGCGACGGTCTCCAAAACCGCTTCATTTTATTGTTTACAAAGCATAATTTTGTAAACTACACTCATTTTAACACTAAAAAGATCAATCACTTAAACATCCACTGTAAACCGTGGGCAGCATAAATGACTGTAATTTACCGTCGAGAATTTGACCCGCGAGTGTCGTACATTGACCGCTCGTTAAAGGCCAAAGTCGCGTGTGCTGTTAAGCCATCGAAAGGAAAAATCACCCTGCCAGATACAGATGTAATGGAAGTTCCGACTTATGAACTTTTAGATCAGAAAAACAAAAAAATAACCGATTTGCAATTTCGTGTTGCAACATTGGAAGCTGAAAAAAATAAAGCAATGGACAAGCTGGCCGATCAAGCCAACGAATTGTTTTATTTAAAAAGTAGACCGTAATGTCTCCTACTCAGCGTTCTTTAAAATATCTACGAACACTTGGGTATCACTGTTCTATTGTTGAACGGTGGAACCCGCATACCAAAATTCGCCAAGATTTGTTTGGTTTTGCTGATCTGCTTTGCATCAAGGAGGGTTTCTCCCCTCTCCTAGTGCAAGTAACCAGCAGCGGATGGTCCTCTCGCATTCGTAAAATCCAAGCAGAACCTTTGGCGAAACTTGCGCTAGCCAGCGGCTTTGCCATCGAAGTTCATGGCTGGCGCAAACTGAAAACGAATAAAAATAAAATGACAATCAAAGTCATTCCAATAACGAAAGATGTTCTTAATGAGTTTTCAGACATTCAAAGCAATAGCGGAACAAACAAATTTGCTGCCGTTCCAAAAGCTGGTTTTATTCCAGCTTTCTAGTTTCAAAAATACCACCACAGGCCAATGTAACCCTAGCCCCGAAAGGATTGCTTACCACACCAATTTATCATCCCATCAAGTTCGAAAAATCCTAAAAGATTTAATAGAACAAAACGTGATCGCTCGTTCTGCGATTGGTTACAAAATCAACATAAGCGTGTCTCATTCTGAACCAAATCTCGTCCCCAGAGATTGGTGGCCTGAGAGTGAAAGCATCGATGCGCTTATTGAATCTTACCCTAATCACGACTTTGACATGGAGGAAGCTGTCAGTGACTTTATCAAATTCTGCCACGAACAACAGATCGGACTTGCGGCCGAGCGAATTAATAGAGCATTCGTCCGCAACATCAGTCAAATCCTCGACCGCCGAAAAGAGGGCCGCGTTCAAATCAGACCTACGCGCCAAAATTCAGAAACAGATTTCATTAGTTCTTTTCTCTCTTAACGCTACAGCAGTAGAGCCAATGTCTTATGCTGAAACACTTGATTATCAGGCAAAGACAGACACTTGGCATTTAGGTAAATTTAAAGATTTTATCTGGCACATTCCCAAGCGAATTGACCCTGAAAAATTACAAAATGCTATAGACGCTGTTACGCCCATTTACACAGATAACATGGGTGTGCGCCAAGCACTGATCGAATTGTGGCTTGTTACAGGCCATGAACGCTTAAACGACAGTGAGCGTGAAAAAATGCTCAATTTGTATAACAAAAAACTGTCTGAATACGAACCCGCAGCCGTCCGTGTTGTGCTGTCAGAAATGGCCGAAACACGTACATGGTGGCCTTCATGGGCTGAAATACAGTCTGCTCTCGGCCCATATTCGAACGACAATTTACGACTTCATCACGCTCTTAAAAACGTCCAAAAAAAGGAGATAAAACTTGGATCATGACCGCAATACCTACATCGGTAGCTCGGATGCCAGAGATATAAAAACTGGCAACTGGCTCAAAGTGTGGGCAGAAAAAACGGGCCGAACCCCGCGCGAAGATTTGTCTGATAATTTTAAAGTTCAACTTGGTGTGTGGACTGAACAATTCCACCTCAACTGGACTTTCAAACGTCTGCAAGCCGAGTCTGAGGGCATTTACACAATGTCTAAAGATTACAAAGGCAAACAACACTGGGCCACCTATGGCATGTGTGGGAGCCATCCTGACGCTATCCTTGAGGAAGGGGCAGGGGATACAACTCCATTGGAAGTTAAGCACTCTGGTGGCTTTCGTTTCCGCGATGCTGCCGAAGCTGCCCGTTTTTACATGCCTCAATTGCAACATCATATGATGTGCTTTGGCTCAGACAACATTTGCTTTTCTATCATTCGTGGCAATGAAGAACCAGAACGCATGTGGGTTGGACGCAGCCAGCCTTACATCGATGATTATTACACTAAATGCCAGGCTTTTTGGAAACACATCGAACAAGACAAAGAGCCAGCACCATTTCTTGAACACAAGGAGACACCTGACGAAATCAAAATAAACGACCAAATTCCGTTAAATGGAAAAACCCGTCGATCCATTCAAACCGACAATCATGCGTCTGTATTAATTGGCCAATTTCTTGAGACAAAAGACGCTGTGACAATTCACAACTCTGCCAAATCTCAACTCAAGGCCATGATGGCCGATAACGAAGCCGAACTTTATTGCGACGAGTTGGTCCTCAAGCGCAACAAAGCCGGTTCCATCTTGTTCAAAGTCCAGAAAAAGGAAGAACAACCCAATGTCTAAATCAAAATCAAAAATTGTCTATACCGTTGTTGTAGACACTGGCATTGAATTGCCACCCAAACCAACTCCAATTGGCCGCAGAAAAGGTACTTCAAAGTACGCATTTCTTAACAATTTGCAGCCAAATCAAAGCTTTTTAGTGCCTGACAAGCGTTCTATGTATGGCACTGTTGCTGCTTCTCGCAAAATGGGCATTAAACTTGCTGTTCGTGCTTGGAAAACAGACGAACAGCCAAATCAATACCGCATTTGGTTTATTGGTCATAAGGCTGCTGCTTAATGACTGCTAAAAAAACTGAAAAGCCTCGCGTCATTGACCGTGAAATGGCTTTATACGATCTAATCTCAGCGCAAGCTGCGTGTGATCCCGTCATGAAAAACTCAACTAATCCGCATTTCAAAAGTCGTTATGCTGATTTAAGCGCATGTATCGACGCATGTAAAAAAGCACTGCACAATTATCATTTTGCTGTGCTTCAAACCAACGGTCACGACCAGTTTGGGCAATATGTAATGACTTCCCTGATCCATGTATCGGGGGAGAAATTTCAGTCCGTTGTTTATCTGGTTTTAGATCGTCAAAACATGCAGGGTTTAGGCTCTGCAATTACCTATGCAAGACGATATGGCTTGCTAGGTTTAGTTGGCCTTGCGCCAGAAGATGATGACGGAAACGCAGCCTCACAACCCGCTGTGTCCATTTCATCAACACCCCCTCAAAAACCAACGCCTCGTAGCGTTCCTATTCCTATTGGAGACTTTTAATGTCCGATTACGACAACACAAACTCTGGCGTTATGTTTACGCCACACGCTGACCAGCGCATGATTGGTCAAGGTAAACTTAACGTGGAAGGCGGTGAAAATCGCGTTGTCTTTGTTAAAGAAAAACTGACACGCGATGGTGAACCTACTATCGTTATGTATCGTCGTTCTGGCGTTTTGTTTAATAACGACAAAAACGGCAAAGAAAACGCGCCTGATTATTCTGGCCCGTTAGACGATCATCCCAATCATCGTATTGCTGCGTGGAAAGGGGAAAAAGAAGGTCGTTCGTATTTGTCTCTCAAAGTATCTGAGAAGCAAAACCAAAACGGCGCAACTTCAGCCCCTCAATCACAAGCTCCTGCACCCGCTGCTGTGCAAGACTATGACGAAATCCCTTTCTGAGCTTTGTCAGTCTTGTGATAGCCCCAAACGCTGTAGCTTTAACCAAAGTTGTCGCCGCGCTCTACGCGTTGCGGCAACGCCTAAACAACCTTCAAACATTATTAAATTTCCAAGGAGTGCATATGAAACGGCTTACTACAAAAGTTTACGCAAAGATCCTTGAAGATTGGCCAGCGTTTGCTTGCGGTTTCATCTTGGGCGCAGCGTTTATGGCAAGCCCAGCAATAGCCGTGTTCCTGATGATCGGCTTTATCTTTTCACTAGCTTACAAATATTCGAGGTAGCCATGAAAAAAGAACCAAAAGTTCATAAAATTTCATTGCTTCGATACTTTGAAAAAAAAGACGAGCAGAAAAAACCAGTTCCTTTTTGGGTCTTTGAGGAAACTGGTGAAGCAGAGGGCGGTCTTTTAACACCCTCAGACAAGAAATTGCTTTCTCACTCCTTGTAATTGTCTTGTCAACAGGGGGGGGAATAGCTGTAACTATTGCCCCCCTCAATTATCTAAGGAGAACTTATGTCTAAATACGAATTAATTGTTCAAGAACAGATTGACCGTTCAAAAATCAAAATGGCTCAATATACAGAACAAGAACTACTAAGATTTAAAAAAGTCACAGGTAACAAAATGCTGGCTTTTGAAAAATCTCAAAGAAAACTGCCAGATTATACATCTGTCAAAGTAAAAAATGAGCGCACAAAAGGCGCTAACAAATCTTACGATATAATTTTTAATTTTCTTTTGAATGCACCTGAACCGTTCACAATTACTCAAATTGCTGGTTCGTTAGATATGTCAAATTCAAAAGTAAATTGGAATTTAATGCGGCTGCTTGAAGCAGGATTAGTCCGAAAAACTCTCTTACAATTTCGGCAAAACAACAGATCAGAAAGAAAATATGTCTATTATGTCTAGGAGGCACTTATGAAACTAACAAAAGAAGAACTGTTCACATTACAATCTGTTTTGCAAATAGCTAAAGTGCACGTTAATAATGACGTTGTTTGCGCCGAATATGCAGGCGAAACATCTGGAGAAATAGAATATCTTGAAGAAATACTAAATCTGCAAAAACGAATAAACAAAACAATTGTTCGCAGACATAAACAATCTTTTAAAAAAAGCGAAGAAACAAACACTCGTTCAGATGATTGGGCAGCTGCTTTGTTTTTGCATGCAGGAGTATCTCAAGATGACGGGCAACCTGACGAAGCCCAAGAATGGCACGATTTCGATCCAGATTGTTAGGAGGCAATCATGACTAACATAATTTTACCAGCGGAAACATATATTGAGTTAACCGTCAAGTTAGCAGACGCTATTTTGTGTGACACATATCTTGATGTTGTTTTAATCGAAGATAAAAACGGCGACACTCGGTATACTGAGGAAGCGCAAAATCGTTTCGAGGAACATCTAGAAATGGTAGAATACCATCTATCAGAATACGGCATCTGCAAAGAAGACGATCAAGCTTATAATCTGATAGTGCAGGAACCTGACGAAGCCCAAGAATGGCACGACTTTAATCCAGATTGTTAAGCTGGGGTATCCTCTTTCACGCATCTAAATCGTACTTGAACAAGGATACCGCTTTCTTTCCATAAAGTCATTTGCATCCACGGCGCTTTTTCGCCACCAACTAAATAACATGCAGCATTTGTTTCAAACCTTTCTTCATTTTCAAACAACATGCTTTGACCATTAGCAAAAACAGCCCAAAAATATAAAATCCAAGGTGTCATCCTGACAACCACTCTTTAACATCAAAACAAGGACAAGCTTTGTTTGCATAAGAATTGTGAGCAGAAACTTTTTTAATTCCTCGGTGCTTACGCTTTAAGTCTTTAATGACTTTACGCAGCGCAGCGTCTTGCTCTGGCGTATAATTATCTAAGAATTGATCGTCAGAAGCGCCCCCTCTGCCACCTAAAAGTGTCACGCCAATACTATTAGCGTTCTTGCCACGACAATGCGCTCCAGAGCGCTCCATGGGCCTAGCAAATCCTACGTTGCCTTTGCGATCCAGAACCACATGATAACCACAGTCTGACCATTTATTGTCTTCCACATGCCAGCGGGTTAATTCTGACACAACATCGTCGATTGCTCTATTTTCGTACCAGCTTGGTCTGGTAGCTGTGCAATGAACAATAATTTCGTTAATTTTTCTCATTTTTTAAAACCTTTCATAGTTCTCAAGCCAAAACTGGCAGCAATTGAGGCGTACATTCCCCATTGCACCCAAGCTGGACAATTGGATAAATTCTCAAAGCCGACCTTCATTGCTTCCTGCCAAGAAGGAACAAAGTTTGCTGCTAGAATTGCTACGAAAACCAGCGTCCAAAGTTCGTCTTTCCAAGAATTTTCAGAAGCCGAAATTGCAGACTGTTCCCAATCCGTTTCCGAAGTAGCTTTTTTTAAAGCAATCTCAGCGTTAGCTTTTTGGATCGACGTTTTTCCGTCAATGTAAGAAGTAGCTAACCCGCCAAAAGCGGACACAATTGCGCCGATCATTTCTCATGTCCTAACCATACGGCAAAGGCTCCTGTAAGCGCCCCTGTAACGGTGGCTGTAAGCGCAGTAGCCTGAGAAGTGACAACCTCTTGCGGAATGTCCATGTACCAGCTTAAAACGTCTAAATAAGCGTAACAGAGGCATATCATCATTGCCCGTGGTAACAGCTTCCAAGCTAGTATTCGTTCCATTGCTATAGTCATAATAGTTCTCCTGTTATGGCATTGCCCACAAAACAACAGCCACCATACCCACGACTAAAATCCCGATTAGGACAGACGCGCCTACGGTTGCAGCTTGTTCCATTTCTTGTTTTTTTACTTCTCTGGCTCTGCGCTCCGCAGCGGCCTTTTGTTTAGCTTCTAAAGCTTGTTCTTTTTGAAGCTTAATAATGTCTTGCCATACGTTAAATCCAAAGCGCCCAATCACTAATGCTTGGCATTCTTTAATGGCTTCTTTTGCTAATTCTTGATCTATAACGATTTGCGTTGCAGACGCACCTGTAGCTTTAGCTTGTTTTTCATCACGCTTAAGCTGCTTGGTTGCGTCAAACAGATTATCAATATCTTTAGTAATCGCGCCAATGTCTTTGGCTGCACCAATAGCAGATTTAATTCCAGTAATTGATGCTTTTACGAGCGCCGCACCAGCAAGTATTTCTGCCACCATTGGCTTGCCTCAGTTTAATCCCCACAAGATTGAAGACAGCAAAATAATAATGGCCGAGGCAGCGCCCACTAAAATTCCTTCAATGCGTCTCAATCGTAAAAATAACTCTTTATATTGAAGACGAGCTTCGGCTTCAATTACAGTTACTCGCCTGTCTAAAAACTCAATTTTAGAAAAAGCTTTATCCACGCGATCCTCCGTCATTAGCTAGGGGCCACCGGAAAGGCTACGTCAGGAAAACCGTCTTGTGCTGGCAAGTCACGTAATGCTTGTCTGTACGTGCGCCATTCGTCGGTAATGCGGTCAGCCAAAGCCATAGTGTCAGACGCCGCTAGTAATGCGTCACGCTCTGCGCGTACTTGAGTTGCAGTTGCAGCCACTGGGTCAGCTTGAAAATCAGGCCAGTTTGACATATCTTCTCCATCATCAAATACTGCGCCGTCACCTGTTGTTTTATGATACCAGATTTTAGACATGATAAACCCTTAAATTTCCATTAGCACCGCTTGCACCTTGCTGATTTGTAGTGCTTGAGCCACCACCTCCACCCCCAGGATAAGATCCCGCTACGCCTGTTCCTGCCATTGCGCCCCCTGCACCCGAATAAAGAGAGCCACCCGCAGCCACTGCCGCGTACGAAGAATGCTGGCCACCGCCGCCGCCACCGCCAAAAATACCGTTTCCCCCAGTGACGTCAGCCCATCCACGAACCCCACCTTTCCACGCATAGGGGCCTCCAGAAACAGCACCAGTCCATCCAGTTATTGGAGACGGCACAGTAAAAACATTTGAGGGGTTATTCACTGCTGTAATTCCAGTGGTAGATTGTGTAATTCGGGGAGCGTCTAAATAAACATACAGCTCAGGATCAGAAGTAGAATATACAACGCTTCCATTAGTGCTAGTTGAAGTAAGCGTTGAAACTGTAGCGGGTGTGCCTTCATAGCCAGAAGTAGTCGAACCCGCATTTCCAGCACCTATAACATAAGCTGCGCCATCAAAAAATTTAGCTTTGCCATAGATTAATATTGCATCGCCGCCGACGCCACCCGCAGAATAAATAGTACTACCAGTGTATTCATTTCGGCCACCACCACCGCCACCGCCAACAAAATAAAACCAGACGTAATCATCGTCGCTTAACGACCCTTTGCTCCAAGTGCCGCTAGATGTGTATGTGTTGTTGGGAGAAGCTAAATTTGGAAATACAACATCGTCTGCGCTTGTGCTTATAGTAGCCCAAGCCGCTGTACCCGCGCTTGCGTATTGCAATAGTTGACCCGCTGCACCCGCTGCTGGAACGTGTTGATTACCCGCGCCTGTAGGATGCACGTAAGTTGTAACGTGACTGTTTGTTGCTGCGTCTCTTGCTCTAGTCATATCTTAGTTTCCTTCTGGCTTAATAGGCCATGCGTCTATGTCCAAAACAGGCCAGCTAGATAGCGAGGGCAAGTCTCTCAGTGCCTGTCGATAGCCAGCCATTTCGTTTGTCATAGTGCAGTCAGACAGTCCCAGATAATCGGTGTCGGCAAGCAGACTGTTTCTAACGGCGCGAACCGTTGCAGCGTTTAAGTTGTCTTGTCGATAAATCTCAATAATTCTTTCATCAATCATGACGCTATCCTTTAAACTCTATGATTGTGCAACCAGCTTCACTTGGCCCACTTCCACCAAATGCAGCGCCTCTCCGACCAAATGGCGGGTGGGAAAACAACTTATTGTTGCTTATGTGTTCTAAATCATTCAGTGCATGACCAAACTGAGCACCAATATTTACATCATAACGCGCAGCCGTTAAACCTGTGGCCGCTTGATCCACAAGCGTCGAACCGCCGCCAGCTAAATGAAACTCTTTGCCGATATACGGTGTCATTGTAATTGAGTTGCTGTCTTTGGTGCCAGCGGCTCCCCCGCCTGATGTTGTGCCGTGGTTGCCACCAGTACCGCCACCGTGTTTGACTTGATATACA